CATATCTTTGACACCCGTCTCTGCAAAGACACGTGCAATCATTTCAATACGCTGAGTTGCAGCGTTCATTAAAGCTCTTGTTGAGGCAGCAGTGGTATGTGACTTCTGAATAAGATCTGGATCTGCACCCATTTGTGTTCTACTAACACCAGTGCGTTGTTCTTTAATCTGATCGACTTTTTCCATCATACTTAAACCTTGATTTAAGAAGTTAGGAGTAGGGAAAGGTTGAACTGCATTAGTTGATTTCACACGAACAATACCACCAGGTCTGGAAGTCAGTAAGTCGTCTAAGTTCACTTGTCCGTCAATCACAATAGTACGTGCATTATTTTGTAAGTACATATTGTCGAGTGTTTGTCTTAACACTGTGGTTTTAATTAACTGTAAATCTGCTGTTAAATCAGTAAGAGATAAACCAAAGAATCGATGTGGCATGGGGATTGGAGTGAGAGTTGCAAAAGGAACGTGGTCGATTTCTTCGTTATCTAAAATCTCATAACCTTGACCAGCCACTGTAATCTTTCTTAACTCAGCGACTCCGTCATCATCCGAATCTACTCGCATATAACATTCCGTCACCATGACTTCTTCCATTGTCGGATCGGCACTACTCTGTTCATAAGGAGCTTGGTCGTCATAAATTCTTCTGGTTGTTTTTTCTTCGTTATAAACTTGTTCATCAAACGCAGGTAAGGACATAATCACATCACGATCAAAACCTTCTCTCACTAATTGTGATCTTGTCTTGGTGACACGATGAGCAATGAAGTCTGCTGTTTGTAAATCTTTTGCTTCTCTTGAGATAAGCATCTCTTCGGGTGGTACGTTTTCGATTTGAACTTTACCGACAGTCTTTTTTCTCTTAACTTCACAATCATAGAATATCTGTTGAGAGAGTTGGGGGTTGCCCATCTCATCCATAACTTCTTCTTCCATGATGTTTTCTGTTTTGGAAATTAACTCTACTTCATCATTCGCCAAAAGAGATTGATATTCGATCTCTGTTAAATTTTCGTATGTTTCTTTTTTCTCTTCAATAGCTTCATTCCAAAAGACTTTGATAAAACCATTTTTTTGAATCAGTGCATCTTTGAACCAAGTATGCAATGTCATAAAACCAGGATTATCTTTCATCAAGATATGGTTACAATAATCGGTAGCTTGTTCCGCAGTCTCGATATCCTCAGGGCCGACAGGAGTAAACTCCACAATCGATTCACCCGCAGTAAAAATTCTCATTAGCGAAGGCAATACACTTTCAACAACCTCTAAGGTGTCTTGAGAAGTAACTTGAGATCGACCTTCGACTTCATTACCATAAGGTTCACCTAAGTAATATTCTAAAAACTTTCTTCTTTGTTCAGTAAGTTTGCCACCATAATATCCCAAAGAGTTATCGATCTCTTGGGAGATCATCGCTTTTAATTTAAATTCATCCATTATACAATTCCTATTTGGTTATACTCGATCTTTCTGCTCCATTGTTTTGTTTCGTTTAAACCGACTGCCATATAACGAAAAGCATCTGCTGCGTGAGATGTCCAATCGTGTTGCGGTCTGTTTTTTGTTTCACCTTTATCGTTTGTTGCCCATCGATATTGTCTCAAGGCATCTAATCCATCTTTTGTTGTTTCGTAATTAAAGTAACATCTAGATAATATCATACGTACTGCATTAATTCCGTCATCCACCGACATTTTCGGTACAACAGAGGTGGTCAGTCCGAGTGATTGAGCAATCTCTAATCTTGATTTACCTGTTCCCAGTTCTCTCACAGAGGCATCGTGAGGGAAATAATGGGTATCGTAGCTATATCCCTTGTCTCTGATAATTGTTGCATAATATTCTAGACTCTCTCCTGAGTCCTCAAAATAGTCAATAACGTGTATCGCATGGCCCTTCTGTTGAACGAACCAAATTGCTGTTTTATCAGCCATCCCCAAATCCCAAAAAGTATCAACAGGTAAAGTGCTATCATAGGGAATCTTGGTTACTCTACTTTCATCATCACATTTTGCTAATCCTTGAGAGTAAATCGCTCCTATGGCATTAGATTCAAAACTACATTCATATTCTGCCTCATAGATCTCTGGTGGCATCATCTTCTTCGCTTCTTCTAGTTCCGAAGGATTAATAATTCCTGTCTCAGAGGCTTTGTAAAGACCAGTAAACCACCCTTCGGTATGTTTACCATGATCGTATAACTGGTAAAAAGCATTATGTCCAGTGGGTGTACCGATAGCAATCATCCAACCTTCTCTATCGGATAAGGCAGGTCTAATCACTTCAGTCCAGATCTTCGGTGGCATTTGGGCCACCTCGTCTAGTATAACACCATCGATATAGAGTCCTTTCAAGGTATTCGGTCTTTCGCAACCTAATAACTGGATTCTTCCCCCATTCGGTAAATCGGCTCTTAATTCGGTCTCGTGGTACTCCATATTCGGTAAGACAGAGGTATAATACTTGAGATAATCCCAAGCGATTCTTTTGGCCATACTGTACGTAGGAGCAATATAATAATATCGAGGTCTTGGAAGTGGATTTTGTAAGCACTTCTTGATTAACTCATTAATGGTGAGAACTGTCTTTCCAAATCTTCGATGACAGACTAAAACATTAAATCGTTTCATCCCCTGATGAATCTGTTGTTGTAATTCACGAGGCTTATACGGGATTGTTATTTTTTTCACTTGGAATCTAGATAATCATTAATTCGGTCTATATCTCTTCCTTTGACCTGGCCTCTTCCTTTGGTATCAGAGGTTGATTGTCTGAGGGCTACATCCTCAAAATAGTTCAAAATTGTTTTCTTCTTTTCTGTTTTCTTTGCTTGCTTCTTTTTTTTCATAATGTTTTCCACATACAAAATAGTATGCTCCTTTGTCGTTGATACCAAAACTACCATATTGATCGCAAATATAACACCTTCGGTACTTGATTTGTTCTTCGTGATTCCAGTTAAAGACCTGGTGACTATTATATCGTTTCAAAATACCCCCAAAAATCCATTTTAATGAGTCTGTGATACCCTTTTACCAAAATCCGTAGAGAATTACTACCCCCCTATTTTAAAACCCTTTATTATGTTTGGAAACCAAAAGCCGTAGAGAGTTGGTTTTGTGTTGAATTGGGTAGTATATATATAAATATCTGTGGCGTGGGGGTTGCTGCCCTATCTGTTCGTAGTTTGTGCTTGTTGCATAATAGCTATTATAAGAACTAGGGTTATATTTAACTATATTTTAGCTATATTGAGGGAATATATAGGGCTTCTTTGATAATCTTATATAGGTTTTATGTCTATATTTGATTATGATATATAACCTATATTATTTTAAAACAATATCAATAACTTTCTCAAGATCTGGATTAAATACTTAAATATCTTTTATACTATATCTCTATTACTTCTATATATGATTAATCTATTTATATATTCTTTTATGTAGTAATTTGTAATATTTGGCAATGAACTAACAAGGCCTATTTTTATAGTTCTTTCTATATCTCTAATAAAAGATCTACCCACGCCAACCAATAGCTTGAATTGAATTAATTAGGTGCGACATAATTGACCATTTTTTTATTGACATAGATTTCATTATTTAATAAATTTTTACTTGAAAGAGAGAAATAACAAAATGAGAATAAAATTAGACAATCATCAAGTTAAATGGATAAGACAAGCTCTTCAAAGAGAATATGCTTACTATTTAAAGAACTACGGGAACGAGAAATATAACTCATATACAGATCAAGTACATAAGTTATTTGCTCAATTCCATGCTCTTAATAATAGAGTTAATAGCTCGGAAGTAGTAATCATAAATAATTAAGTTCAAATAATAGCTCTTTCAATAGGGCTATTACTTGAGCTTATAGCTTGAGAGAATGAGAGAAATAACAATGAATAAACAAGACAAATACATCATGTACCAAAGAATTGAAAAACATGGTGATAATCTAAAATCTATATTCAATCTTGATGTAGATAGCGTTAAACTTTGTAAGCAATTATTCAGATTAGAGAATAAGGCTCACAAGCTGGCCCTCGATTATTGTAATGGAGTATTTGAGGGAGATATTGACAAAGAGAGTGAAAAAATACTTTCTAAAGTAGCTAAGTTATTAAATACAAATACTTTTAATATGTTTTTTAATAGTGATGCTCGAGGATATGCTCTAAAATTCTTTGAGGATTTCAGCAAAGACAAACCAATTCATAAAGACTGGGGCGGATATGGAATTATTGCTCCAGATTTCAGGGAGTTTATCTAAAATGCAAGGAACAACAGGCTTAGATATTATTTTAATAATTCTTTTTGTTTATATATCTTATAAACTTATTAAGAGATATAAGAAAGAAAGCGAGGGCAAGAGATGAGTTGCGAATGCGATAAAATAAATAATTATTTATGTATTGAGTGCGATTGGTGGCGGAGATCAAAAAATATGCAATGGCTTATTAAGATATATAAGAAATGGCGTATTAAACATAAACTGCCCAAAGGTTGTGCGGAAGAACTTTATTTTAAATTATTAGATAATCCGATTAAAAATAAGGATTTATTAATTTTTTTAAAAAAGTTCAATCGTATTTGGGAATGGGCGGAACATGGCCAATATATCGAAGAATATTAGAATTTTATAGAAAGCGAGGAATAAATGCGAACTGAAACAGATAGAATTTATAAAACTGCCTTAGTCTATGCTTGTTATGGAAGCGGGCCAAAAAAAGTAGATGAAAATCTACTAGAAAAAATGTTGAAAGATTTTTGTCTATTGTCGAGTGAATACGGATTTGACTATAAACAAGAATTTAAGAAACTATTAGAAAGAGAGGAATAAATGAATATAGAAATACCTAAAAAATCATTGTGGCAATATCTCGATAAAAGTATGCTAGATGACGAGGGCCAATTAACAGATGAACAATGGCAAGAATTTTTAAATAAAAACAACGATCATTTTGCTAGTGAGTGTTCATACATTGGTAGAGAGTTATTCGAGGATTTTCTCGGTGAACTTGAAGCAAAAGAAAGTGAGGAATAATGTTAACTTTTAAAAAGATCTTTCATTATTACGTAGTACATGAAAGTAAGAAAATCCGTTATCATGTCGTAGAGTTCATGGATGGAACGAAACAGCTCTTTACGGAAGAAGATTGGAAAGAGTTAAAAGAACTTACTAAATAAAATTATTGTAAAGCTCTTTCAGTAGGGCTTTACACTAGTTTTATGACTAGTAGAAAGAGAGAAATAAAATGTTAACTTTTGACAACGCTAAAATAATCCAGGTAAGTGAGGAAACAAGAACTTACAACAAGAAAACAAAGAAATTTGTTGACTTAAAGAAACCTAAAATATCTCGTAAAGTTCTTTATGAGGGTAGTTTTTACGACTTAGGTGAATTTTATGAAAATGTAAAGTTCTTTACTGAAAAGACTTTCGGATCTAGTGATCGCATAGAAGTTCAGTTTAATAGCTCTATTGAACTATGATAGAGAAAATATTAATGATCTCATATTACGTTGTTTGTATCTTGTTTTTGCTAGGCGTAATATATTCTTATATCAAATAATTTCTAAGGGCTAGTTTATCTGGCCCTTACTTACTCCACTCAATAGAAAAACTTTGATCTCCATTGGTGAGGGTAATTCTATCTTTACTATCTCCCCACATGGTACTAGCGGAACGAGACGCTTGCCATTGAATTTGTTTTTGTAAAATCTCTAGGCCCTTAATGGTACTCATATTTAATTTAGTATCATTTTTGACTGACTCTTTTAAATCGTCTAATAGGATATTGTATTCAGATATTTTAAAATCCGCTCCCGCATGACGGGCTTGTTCGTAAGCCAATTTCATTTTATCATCATTAAAAACATGATTATAAAAGTTAGACCAGGTCAAATTACATTTCTTAACCGCTTCAGTGGGATTAATTCCTTGACTAATTAAAGTAAAAACCTGATCGATTAAAGTCTTGGTGTATTTAACAGGCCTTCCCGCTTTTTTAGTGGATGGTAGTGTTTTGGTTGGCATCTATAAAATCTATCTCGTGTTCTTTAGAGATATCCTCAACAAAGTTTAAAGCATCATCTTTATAATGAAAATTACCGACACTAATTATAATGCTATAAGTATTATCAGGGTTTTGAAGCAACATAAATTTCTGTCGCACTAACATAT